AAAGATCGTAGCTTGAACATTTGTTCCTACTAGAAATTTTTAGTAACGTACCTGGAGTAGAATTTCCCCTACGCCGTTAGGAGCAAGTGCTCCTTCATCTGTATCAATACTCTCAATAAGTATATCTTGTGTATATTGAAGGACACCTCGTGGATCAGTGTAAGCCAATCTGCCGTTTTCTTCTACTACATATTCAATGTCCGCTAGAAGTCCTTCAACAGCCTTTACGGAATCTTCTTCCTTCACATAACCTCTTACGGTGATGGATAGAAAACGATTCTTAAGTCCCCCTGGGAGGTACTCTCGTATTTCTTTGCCAGCGGCTACGTGTAGGGCTGGATATTCGTTAATTTCATCCCAGAACTTCATTCGGGGCTCAATGTTATCGGCTAAGTCTGTAACATAATTTCCGGTTCCATTAATCTCTTTAAACTTTTCTACAAGGGCCTCTACAATAGCAAGTCGTCTCGTGGTTTGTTGGAACGGCTCAATCATTATGCACCCCTTAGTAAGTTAAATTTTTCTCTTGTCAATGTGGCTGCTATTTCACGAATTGACTGTTCAATAAGCGGCCTAGGGTCTCGTGCGCCTTGCGCTTCAAAGACTCCATAAGGGTCTTCCTGATAGGTATAAATAAATGTGAACCCGTCATTGGACATTACTTGAGCACTTTCAGAGAATCTACCTGTGCGATTAACTAAACGACCAGCCTGGCCCATGTGCGATCTGATTACGTCTGCAAGACGTTGATTGATCAACGGGACTAGATAAAGTAGGCTAATTGTTGAGCTTATTTCCCTAACCTGCCTAATATTTTTTGCAGGCACAATTCCTAGCTTTAATCTTTCTGAGCTGGCAATAACAGGTGTCGCTGTTCGTTTCTTAGGCTGCTTCAGTTTAAAACTACTGGCTGCTTTTGAGGGGTTCATACCAAGATTTTTAAGGGTTGTTTTTGCTCCACCCTTTTTTGCTGAAACTTTAAGTTCTTCGACCATAGCTTCGATCAAACTAGCGGAACTTTTTTGACTGGCCCAATCATTAGGTAGATTTTTAATTGTTGCGGATAAAAATGTGCTTACTCTGGTTAGTAACATTCTTTCGAAGCTTGAATCTGTAAGATTTCTTGCTTCAGATTCCGGCTTTGTATTCATAATCTTAGTTGTAAACTCTTTTCTTAACTCTGGGGAGCCTATTTTAGAGAACTTAGCATACATTTCAAGTCTTAGGGTATTAGAAAAGGCTTGACCTAATTCACTACCACCCTCATACTTAGTACGTTCTACCTTACGTAGGCCCCTATCTAGCTGTTGTAAAGCCGTGGAAGACTTAACCTCTGCTACAGACCTAATGTGCCCTAGATTGAAGAATCTTCTTTTTACATCTAGAGCCACGTCTACATGCTTAGGGTTACTTCTATTGAACTTACCTCCAAGAATATCATCAATTGCATGGTTTACTAAGCTATTTTTCATATCTACGAGTATTTTTGTTTTGATAGAGTTAAATGAGTTAGTAACTTTCGTTTTATCCACAGGACTAAATCTTAGCACTAGTGGATTTTCTGCCATTACTCTAATGCGTAAATTGCCACTGATTTTACCAGTTCTTTTGTTACTGCCACCTAGAGCTCTAGCAGAAGTTATTTGGGATTTTATTGCCGCACGCACTTTTCTTTCAGTATCTTTACCTAGACCGGCTGCATTAGCGCGAACATTTAAAGCGTTTTGAGCTTGCTCTCTTGTATTTTTAGCACCAGAACCTACCTCTTTACGAAATGCTTGACCCAATACAGGTGCAACTTCTTTAAATTTCTGCCCAGATTTTGCTGCTTCGCTTTTTCTTTTATCATACTCTAAGTACGCTTGAGTAAAGCCTGCGTCAGCGTATGCTTTTTTAAAGTCCTGAATTTGAAGCAACGCCTCAGAAACCAATTCATTTTCATCTAGATAGACGTCGTGTACTCTAGATTCGAGATCTTCTCGGAAAGCGTCAGACCCCGACTTACCACCCTTAAGTGGTGGAGATGTGTCCATGCTTTCTTTTAAGTTTTTCTGTATTTTTAATAATAATCTGTTTAGGTCGCCCTGTGCCATTATTTAAATAGGTCCAATACCCTCTGAATATGTGGAGGGAACTTTGTTGAATATCCCGTCGAGCCTGTACCAACAACAGCGTTTGTTGTAGATGTGCCCATCATAGACTTCGAAGGTTTGTACTCTTCATCTTTATAATATGTAACAAGGTCCATTGCTGCGCGCTTTAAAGCTGCGGGGACCTCAACATCTTGTGGGTTATTTGCGCCGGCTGTGTAATTTACAGTAATTGCATTTTGGCCTTGTGGCCACCTGGGGCACTTGCCGCCAATGCGAATAAGTCTGCCTTTTGCATAGTCTACTATATAAGTTGTTTCCTGAATAGGGAAATGCACTGTACTATCATAGTAGCTTGGGTCAATTCCTGTAACTGTTACAGGGCCCATAATAGGATAATTTTCTAGGTATATATCAGGTGTATCATAATCTAATGAAATAATTTCCTCGATAGGGCCACTTTGAGTGATCTTTCTATCAAGGTAAATTTCAATAATATCGCTAACGTCAGTAATTAGTGCTTGTAAGATGAGATCATCTTTGGCATTATTTAATCCGCGAGCAGATTTATATTCATCAAGTGTAATTAGATCTACCATATATTTATCCAGAATAAGGGAGGGGCGTTAACCCCTCCCTATCTCTTGTTTAAGCCGCTGGGCGACGAACACCAATAACAGACTTAGCGCCTGCGATGATTTCGTCGAAGCCTAGGCGTTGGCTAGCAACTAGAACTGTACGTTGGTTCTCAACCGAGTACTCGCTTTCAACAGTCATGCCACGTAGACGTGGGATAATGAAGTTACGAGCATTAACGGCAAGAGCGTAATAGTTGTTTACACCGGCTGGAGCGAACTCATCACACACTACAACGTCCGAGTTGTAGATACGACCAACAGAACCTGTAAGCTTCACAGCGTTTTGCGATGTTACTTGGTCAGCGTTCAGGAATTCAGGGTCCGAAGCTAGTTGGTACCATGCATCTTGCGACACAATGTACACGATATCGCGTGGATCACGTCCGTACTTACCCATTGCACGACGAAGCGAGAATAGGTCGGCAGCTGTGATTGGCGCTGTTAGCGAGCCAGCAGTTACTGTGCGACCGTTTGTTTCAGCAAACTTCAGAAGACCGTTTGCGGCACCCGAAGTATACACACCTTGGTTTGTATTACCAGCAAGGATCATGTTCTCGATACCACGAGCGTGGGAACGAACCATTGCGTCCTTGATAAGTGGAAGGATTGGGATAATCGAATCTTCTTCAGTTTCGTTACCTAGGTAGCCCTTACCAATCATCTTGATTGTGCTTAGCAGCTTTTCAGTTAGTGTGATACCTTGGTAAGGCGAACCGTAACCAGCACCACGAGCGTCAACGTTACCGTTTGGCTGTGAGCCAGACGCTGTAGTTGCACTTGTAATCTCAGCGTAACCCGAATCTGGTGCTAGTGGGAAGCTTTGTTGTGCACTGTTCATCACGATTTCACGGAACATTGGCTTAAGAACGAGTTCGTTCTCAATATCACGCTCGATTGTTGTAGAAACTGTTGTTTCTAGACGGTCGGTACCAACAGTAACTGTTGAGTGCGTGTTAAACTTCTCCATAAGTTCTTTACCGAACTTAGTACCTGTAATATCCTTCTTAAGTGCCTTAGCAAGAAGAACGGCTGTTTCAACATCACGATAGTTAGCTTCAACAATATCGGAATTGCTTCCGCCGTTGCGATCACCAAAGTGACGCTTGCTTTCCGACATAGCACGAAGCTCGGCGGACTTTTCTTCAAGTGCCGACTTGAACTCACCAAATGTCTTCTCAACATCTGCGTCCTTTGCCTTCATCTTTTCTTCGAAGGAAGCCATAAGTCTTTCTTCAACGGTCTTGCTAGCAGCCTCAGCGTGCCTAGCGATGCGGGTTTCTACGTTTGCTTCTTCAGCAGCACGTGCGGCTTTTTCAGCAGCAACTTTTTCGTCGGCAGCTTTCTGATCGGCAATTCCTTTAGCTACCAGGGCAGCGATTTCTTCGGGTGTCATTGATGTTTTCTCTTGGGCACTGTTAGTACCTGATGTAGGCGAGAGATCAGCTGCTGAAACATTTGTTTCGTCTGCCTCAAGGCCATTTACTACTTCTTTTTGGAATTCAGCTAAATCTTCAGCGCTCTTGAATGATTTCGATACGCTAAAGCTTGCTTTCTGATTACACGGTACAGATACGACAGAAATCTCTAGAAGCTCAGCTTCTTTTATGATATATCCGTCGGTTGTCTGGTTATAGTCAGCGTCTTTAATCATGAAACCTACAGAGAAAGTACTTAGTACTCCATCCTTAACGAGGCCATAAGTGGGACCAGCTGATTGGCTAATAGAAGCTTCGATCTTGAGACCTGTGGAATCTACCGAAACGCTAGTTGCTTTACCGATTGGTGTGTTATAATTATGATTAAACAGAAGAATTGGGTTACTGAGGTAATTATCTAGTCCGCCCTTTGTCCAGGCTTCCGGGATAATAACGTCTCCAACCCTATCCGTATCAGCTGTGCTCGCATATCCTACGATCTTCAGCTGATCCCCTTCTTCTGTAACCGATTTAATTACAGAATCAAGTTTAAATATACGAGACATAAGAATTACTTCTTAGCTGGAGCTGCTTCTCCACCCAGTGCATCTAGAGTAGCAATTGAAGCTTTACCTGTCGAACCGCCTGCTGTGCTCTTGTCTACTGGAACGTCACCTGTTTTAGCTGCTTCTAGGGCTGCTGCACGAAGTGCTAGTGGGGTCTTGTCTTCGCCTGTGAAGGCTGCGTCAAATAGCTCTGGTTGAACGTCTGTTACAACTTGTTCTAGCGTTGCTGGATCAACCTTTACAGTTGTACCCATTGCGCTATAGTCTTGTTGCTCATGTGGAAGCTTTCCGCCAATTGCAATCTTGTTTGCGTTAGCGCCTGCTGGAGTTGCAGCGTTTGCTGCTAGTACTTCAGCTACTGCTTGAGCTTGAGCTTCTTTCTCAGCTTTCTTGTCTTGGTTTTCGCTGGCGTTTTTCCACTGCTTTGCAGCTTCATAAGTAGCCTTTTCAGACTCAGCAATAAGCGCGCCAACGTCTAGGCTGTTCTTTGGTGTTTCTTTAGTCATTAATGTCTCCATTCTTGCCCAAGAGCCAAACACTTGTTTAACTGATTGAGCACGTACGGGGGTGTCTGTTTCTCGAGCATACTCTTGATAAGTCAGTACACGGCCCTTTTCTTCAAAATACTTAATTAAAGCTCGAAGAACTTTGTTTCTGTCAAGCATCTTCAGGTTCCGAAGGTCGGCCTCCTGTACTTGGGTTTGCAGCACTTCCCGCGATATTTGCAGGAATTCTTAATTCATCATGCCCCGTCATAGGTAACTTACCTAAAGCAAAGCGCGCCTCGTTTGCAGAAATAACACCACCATTTACTAGCGTAGAATGGTATGCCGCTTCTTCTTGTAGTTCAGGGCGAAGTGCGTGAATGTATGTAACATCCTCATAGACTTCAAAGCCAAAGAATCTTTCGAATACAGAGTTCATCTTCTCCACAATGGGTAAGATAGTTTCTAAATAGTATATTCTATGGTTGGGTCTGATGTTCGCGTTATTACCACCATCCATAAGGAGTGGAGGAATACCTAACGCCTTAAGAACAATCTTTTCGTTATCCGCAATTGCGTTTTGAAAGTCTAGGTCTTTAAAGCTAACCATCGAGATAGGAGCAATTTTAAGGCCTCCATCAAGAATAACAGGGCGTCTACCGCCATTGCCTGGCTTATACTTAGAACTCCATTCTGAGAGCATCTTCTCTTTGTGACGATCATTTAAACGTTCATCAGTTTGAAGTGCTAACCCTGGAACTGCGCCATTCTGGAAGAAGTTATCCTGAAACGCACGCATGTTAAGTAATGCCTGCATAGTTCGAAGAGCGGGCTTCAGCCTCGAAGCTCCTCGATAAATAGTTTGATAGTTATTGTCTTTGACATGCATAATCTCGTTTACTTCAAAACGAGTTTGTCCTTTGTATTCATAGTGACTAATGTAAGTTTTTATGTCAGATATTACATTCATATCGACCGCTGGAAGATGATACATATGAGCACCATCCCAATAGATAAAGATATTACCGTCTACAACAAAGTCAAGAACTAACGCACGCCTAAAAGAGTTGATATCCTGAAAAGGGTTGGGCTCTTTATTGAGCAACTTAATAAGTTGTTTTTTACGCATACCAGTTGCAAATGGTGTAATACCTGTTTCAGTATCGCCAACGTTGCACTTGATCTGTGCTACGTCATCTACTAGCATATTAACTGCGCGGTTTACAACCTCAAGCTTTTCAAAACATTGTTGGTACGAGTAAACTTGTTCGCGACTAGAAATATCTGTGGACGCACCTCCAGCAATATGAACTTGTGCTGGGTTCAGTTTTTCTTGGAAGAAGGTATTTGCTACCCAGCTTTTAATGCCCATTTTTCTCTCTGAATTTCTGTCCAGCGTTTTTGCTTTGGAGCAGTCACTAGAGCAGGGTCTTTACCATAAATGGCATGAAGTCCCATGTGGTGGGTATGGCAGAGTGTTACAGTTTCATCGTATAGCTCAGACATATGCTGGGCGATAAATTCCTCTCGTACTGCGATGAC